GTCCGGATCTGGACCGAGAAGGGGTTCTGAAGCATGGGTTTCTGGAAGCAGCTCCAGGCAGCGGTGAGGGGCGCCCCCTGGCCCCGGCGGCGGGCCGCGGCTGATTACGAGGCCGCGGCGGCCACGCGCCGCACCACCGGCTGGCTGCCGGCAACCAGCGACATCAACACGCTCGTCTTCCGCAATCTGGACACGCTGCGCGCGCGCTCGCGCGACATGGTGCGGCGCAATCCCTGGGCGGCCAATGCGCTCGATGCCTTCGTGGCCAACGCCATCGGCACCGGCATCAAGCCGCAGTCGCTCCATCCGGATGCGCGGCTCAAGGCGCGGATTCAAGAGTTCTGGCTGCGCTGGACCGACGAGGCCGACGCCAGCAATCTGACCGATTTCTACGGCCTTCAGGCGCTGGCCTGCCGCGCGGTGATGGAGGCCGGGGAGTGCTTGATCCGGCTGCGGCCGCGCCTGCCCAAGGACGGCCTGACGATTCCCTTGCAGCTGCAGTTACTCGAAGCCGAGCATCTACCAACCGGGGAGACCCGAAAGCTGGAGAACGGCAACTACGTTCGCGCGGGCATCGAGTTCGACCAGATCGGGCGGCGCGTGGCCTACTGGCTCTACCGCGAGCATCCTTTCGACACGCTCAACCCGGTGGCCTCGACCGAGCTGGTGCGCGTGCCAGCCGATTCGGTGCTGCACCTGTTCCGCCCCATTCGGCCCGGCCAGTTGCGCGGCCAGCCGTGGCTTACTCAGGTCTTGGTGAAGCTCTACGAGCTCGACCAGTACGACGATGCCGAGCTGGTCCGGAAGAAGACGGCGGCCATGTTTGCCGGCTTCATCCTCAAGAACGCCCCCGAGGACCAGATGCTGGGCGAGACGGTGACGGATCAAAGCGGCGCCGCCCTGGCGGGTCTGGAGCCGGGCACGCTTCAAGTGCTGCTGCCGGGCGAGGACATCAAGTTCTCCACACCGGCCGACGTGGGCGCCAGCTACGAGACCTTCATGCACGTGCAGTTGCGCTCGATTGCCGCCGGCATGGGGATCACCTACGAGCAGTTAACCGGGGATCTGACCGGCGTCAACTACTCCTCGATCCGTGCCGGGTTGCTCGAGTTCCGCCGTCGCTGCGAGCAGTTCCAGCACCAGGTGCTCGTCTACCAGTTCTGCCGCCCGGTGTGGCGCCGCTGGATCGAGGCGGCGCTAGTGAGTGGCGCTCTGCCCAAGCAAGGCGACGTAGCACTCTATTACGACGCCAAGTGGATTCCGCCGGGCTTTGCTTGGGTGGATCCCTGGAAGGACATCAAAGCGCAGATCATGGCGGTGCGCGCAGGGTTCAAGAGCCGTGCCGAGGTGGTCTCTGAGCAAGGTTACGATGCCGAGGCGATTGATCGGGAGATCGCGGCCGACAACGCACGCGCCCGCCAGCTGGGCCTCAGCTACGACACCGACCCTTCGAGCGAGGACAGCGAGGAGTCATGAGGAGACGCGAACAAGTCCTGCGCCTATTGGGGGCCAAGCCCCTGCTGGTTGAGGCGGGTAAACTGGATGCCACTTACGGCTTGCGCAGACCGTATGCGGTTCAGGACGGCGTGGCCGTTGTTGATGTGGCCGGCGTGCTGGCCAACGAGCCATCGCTGTTCGATGCGATCCTGTTGGGCGCTACGGCCTACGGCGAGATCCTTGAGGAGGTCGAGCAGGCCATCGCTGATCCCGAGGTGCGCGGCGTTCTGCTGCGCGTCAACTCGCCGGGCGGCGATTCGGAGAACGCCTTCGAGACCGCGGCCACGCTGGCCGAACTGGCGCGCCAGAAGCCGATCTGGGCCGTGGCCGATAATTCGATGTTCAGCGCAGCGTACTTGCTGGCAACAGCGGCGGAGCGGATCTATGTGCCCGAGTTCACCGGTGGCGCCGGCTCGATCGGGGTCTACGCCGAGCACGTGGATTGGAGCGAGTACAACCGCAAGCTGGGCGTCAAGGTCACCTACATCGCCGAGGGCGAAGGCAAGACCGACGGCAACCCCAACGAGCCGCTGTCGGAGGCGGCGCGGGCGGCGCTTGAGGCCGAAGTCCGGCGGCTCTACGGGCTGTTCGTAGAGGCCATAGCCAGCCGCCGCCCGCTCAGTTCTGAGGCCGTGCGCCAGTTGGGCGCCGCGCTCAAGTACGGCCCCGACGCCGTGGCCGCCGGCCTGGCCGATCGCACGGGCACCTTCCGCACGGCGCTCGCCGATCTCGCCGCATTCGTAAGACCGACTTCAATTCCACAAGGAGGCAGACGTATGAAGGAAGAAACGGTTCGGGCAGAAGCGCCCGGGCCCACTGTTGATCTGGAGGCGATCCGCGCCGAGGCGCACCGCGAAGGCTATGCCGAGGCGCGCGAGATCGTCGAGTTGTGCGCCCTGGCCGGCCTGCCGGCGCGAGCGGCCGCGCTGCTCGCCAAGCACGCCAGCGCCGCGGAGGCACGCCAGTATCTCATCGAAGCCCGCGCGGCCGAAGACGCCCCAGAAATCCGCTCGCACGTGATGCCGGAGACCGCCACCAGCGCCAAAGTGCCGCTCGAGCAGAATCCCGTCATCAAGGCGGTGGAGCGGCTAGCCAAAGGAGGGAACTGACGTGGCTGCCAAGACCGAACCCAACTACCTGGGCGACTGGCTGAAGTTCGAAGAGGATAACCTCTACAGTCGCGATCAAGTCACGGTGGCTTCCGGCCAGAACCTCAAGACCGGCACCGTGGTGGGCATCATCACTGCCACCGGGAAGGCGACCCAACTTGCGCCTTCGGCCAATGACGGCTCGGAGAACGCGGCCGGCGTGCTCATCGGTGACGTGGATGCGAGCGCGGCGGACACCCCGGGCGTGATCATCGCGCGCCATGCCGTCTGCTCCGACAAGGGGCTGGTGTGGCCGAGCGGGATTACGGGCCCGCAGAAGAACACCGCCCTGGCGCAACTCAAGGCCCTGGGCATCCTGGTCCGCGAAGGAGCGTGAGCCATGCTGAATCCTTTTTCTTCCGACGCCTTCGATATGGCGGCACTGACCGCCGCCATCAACAAGATCCCCAACACCTACGGGCGCCTGGAGCAATTGAACCTGTTTCCGCCCGTCGGCGTCCGCACGCGCACCATCATCATCGAGGAGATGAACGGCGTGCTCAACCTGCTCCCCACGCGTCCGGTGGGTTCGCCCGGTACGGTGGGCACGCAGGCGAAACGCAAGGTGCGCTCCTTCGTCATCCCGCACATTCCGCACGACGATGTCGTGCTGCCCGAGGAGGTCCAGGGCATCCGCGCCTTCGGCTCGGAGACCGAGATGGACGCTTTGGCCAACCTCATGGCCCAGAAGCTTCAGACCATGCGCGCCAAGCACGCCATCACGCTCGAGCACCTGCGCATGGGCGCGCTCAAGGGCGTGATCCTCGATGCCGACGGCTCCACCCTCTACGACCTCTACCAGGAGTTCGAGATCACGCCCAAGGTGGTGAACTTCGCCCTGACCACGGCCTCGACCGAAGTGCTGCTCAAGGTGCTCGAGGTCCGCCGGCACATCGAGGACAACCTCAAGGGCGAGTTCATGACCGGCGTGATGTGCCTGTGCTCGCCGAGCTTCTTCGACGCGCTGACCACGCACCCCAAGGTCAAGGAAGCCTACCAGCGCTGGCGCGAGGGCCTGGTGCTGTTCTCGGACAACCGCACCGGGTTCACCTTCGGCGGGGTGACGTTTGAAGAGTACCGCGGCCAGGCGACCGACTCCAGCGGCACCGTGCGCAAGTTCATCGCCGACGGTGAGGCGCACTTTTTCCCGCTGGGCACGGCCACCACGTTCCGCACCTACTTTGCCCCGGCGGACTTCAACGAGACCGCCAACACGCTCGGCCTGCCCCTCTACGCCAAGCAGGAGCCGCGCAAGTTCGGGCGGGGGACCGACTTGCACACGCAATCGAACCCGCTGCCCATCTGCCACCGGCCCGAAGTGCTGGTCCGGGCGACCAAGGCCTGAGCGATGGCTGGTTGGGCGTGGCTGGTGCACAAGCTGAACGAGCAAGTCTTGGCGGCCTTCGGTCGGCAAGTAATCTACACCCCGCAGGCGGGCTCATCGTTCACGCTGACTGGCATTGTGGACCAGGCGGCTCGGGCGGAGGACGCCGCGCCGCGCACGTATGCGCTGCTGTTCGTGCCGGCGGCGGCTTTCCCGGATCCGCCGGCGCGGGGCGATGAGGTCAGCCTGGACGGCGCGCTCTACAAGGTCGTGGACCTCGAAGCCGACGCCGAGGGCGGTCTCCGGCTGGTGCTGCATTTCCACCGAACGGTGTGATCCGTGCCGAGCGTTCGCATCTGGTTCCGCAAGCAGCTCCGGGTGGATCACCTGAACTTTCGCCAGCTTGAGATGCTCAAGCTGGGCACCGTGGGGCTGGCGGCGGTCAAGAACCGGCTGGCCGCCGGCCTGGGACCGACGGACGGGCCGGCCAAACCGCTCACCAAGCGCTACGCGATCTACAAGAGCAAACGTTTGAGGCGGCGCGCCGTCCGCGATCTCTCGCTCACTGGCAGCATGCTCGGCAACCTTTCCGTGCGCACGGTGAGCGAGCGCGCAGCCAAAGCGGCGCTGACCTCGCGCAAGGAGCGCATCAAGGGCCTGGCCAACATGCGGCGCGAGCCGTGGCTGGTCTTCTCGCCGCGTAACCGCGCGGCGGTCCTCCAGGCCGCCCGCCGCCTCCTGCGCGAGATCACGCCCCGGCTAATCGTCGAGCGCTTCCTCGGAGCAAGCCAATCATGATCAACCCGGCAGAGCTGGTCGATGCGCTGGTCGCAAAGCTCCGCGCGATCCCGGAGCTGGTCGCCGAGATGGAAAGCGACCCGCAAAGAATCCGCGCCTACCATGACCTCTATCCCAAGCGCGTGAGCCTACCTCTGGCGATCTACGAGATGCCAGTGCCCTCGATCCTGGTCGCCTGGCAGGGAACCACGCCGGGCAGCTTCGGCGCCGATGAGGCCTGGAAACACAACCTGTCGCTTTACCTCCGCGCGCGGGAGACGCTCGAAGGCGACCCGCCCACCGCTTACTACCGCCTCTTTGATCTGATCGTCAACGGCGTGCCCGCCGGGAGTGCGCTGAAGATGCTCTACACCACCATCCACCCCCGCTGCCACCCGATGGATCTGCCTTCGATCCAGCGCGCCACCGACGAGCAAGGGACCGACTATTTCGAAGTCACGGTGAGCTTCACCGAGA